GACCCCGAGCAGTAGGACGCGGCTAGGTGGCAAGGAAGAAAAGCCAACCGACGAAGTCGAGGAGTTCTTCAAGCTCCACGGTGCCTGATCTCTGCAAAGAGGGGCAGGCCAAGTACGAGCGGGTGGTGCACTTCTTCGAGAAGATCCTGCGCCACAGCAAGGGGCAGAACGCCGGCAAGCCGTTCACGCTCCTGCCGTGGCAGCACCATGTGATGCGGGAGCTCTTCGGCCGATTGAACCCTGACGAGATGCGAAGGCACCGCGTCGGCTACATCGAGTTGCCGAAAAAAATGGGGAAGAGCACGACGCTGGCCGGCATCGCGCTCTACATGACCGCCTTCGACTCCGAGCCGGGGGCGGAAGTCTATGGTGCGGCCTGCGACCGCGAGCAGGCTGGCATCATCTACCGGGAAGCGGCGTCGATGGTGCGGGCTTCGCCTGCGTTGTCTCGCCACCTCGAGGTGATCGACAGTCGCAAGACGATCGTGCACAAGGCAAGCAATTCGTTTTACCGGGTTTTGAGTGCCGACGCGTTCCGTGCCGAGGGGCTGAACATTCACGCCCTGCTCTTTGACGAATTGCACGCCCAGCGTGACCGGCGATTGTGGGACGCCCTGCGATACGGCGGTGCGGCTCGCCGGCAGCCGCTCATCCTGTCGATCACCACGGCGGGCTATGACCGCAAGTCGATCTGCTGGGAGCAGCACGCATACGCCGAGCGGTGCATTGCCGACCCAACGGTGGACCCTGCATTCTTCGGGTGCATCTACGCCGCCTCGCCCGATGACGATTGGAAAGACCCGAAGACGTGGCACAAGGCCAACCCGTCTCTCGGCGAGACGATCACGGTGGATTCATTTGCGGCCGACGCCCGCGAGGCCGAGCAATCGCCGTCGAAGCTCAACTCGTTCCTGCGATACAGACTAAACGTCTGGACCACGCAGGACGTGCGGTGGCTCTCGCCTGACAACTGGGCCAAGTGCGGCAAGCCGCTGTCTGGCGACCTCGAGCAGCGTGAGTGGTACGCCGGGCTCGACCTTGCGACCACCTATGACTTGTCGGCCCTGGTGCTGGTGAGCCAGGCCGACGATGGCACCTTCGACGTGCTGCCTTTCTTCTGGGTGCCGCAGGAGAACGCTGCCGAGCGGACGCAGCGTGACAAGGTGGACTACATCGGGTGGATTCGTGACGGGTACATCAGGGCTACCGATGGCAACGTCACCGACTACGACGTAATCCGCCGCGACATCGTCGAGCTATCACAGAAGTTCAATATCCGGCAGGTGGGAATCGACCGCTGGAACGCCACTCAACTCGCTACCCAACTGCAAGGGGAAGGCGTGAATGTGACAGGCTTTGGACAGGGCTACGGCTCCATGAGCAGCCCGAGCAAGCAACTGGAGAACCTCGTGCTCTCGGAGAAGATCCGCCACGGGAATCATCCGGTGCTGTCGTGGATGGCTGGCAACGTGGCAGTGCAGACCGACCACCAGGGCAACATCAAGCCGAGCAAGGCGAAAAGCACGGAACGCATCGACGGCATCGTCTCGCTGGTGATGGGGCTCGGGCTGCACGCCGTGGCGACTGCGAAACCAGCCGAGCAGAACTGGGACATCATCACGCTATGACCATCGAAAACGCCGTCGCCGACTACAAGATGTTCGACCTTCGCGGCATCGACTGGCCCGAGGTGTCATCGTCTCGGACGCCTTCGGGCATCCGCGTCAACGCTGACAACTCGATGGCGTGTTCGGCCTACACGGCCTGTATCCGGGTGATCTCTGACGCCGTCTCGGCTCTTCCGCTCCACGTCTTCGAGCGGCTCGCCAATGGTGGCAAGCAGAAGGCCACAAGCCACCCGGTGTATCGGCTGCTGCACATGCAGCCCAACCCGTGGCAGACGGCCCAAGAGTTTCGGGATTGGATGACGGGCATGTACCTCCACTACGGTGCGAGCTACGCCGAGATCCGCCCAGGTGCTCGCGGTGCCGTCTCGGAGTTGTGGCCTCTGCACTCGTCGCGGATGGAGTGCGAGCGGCTGTCTGACGGGGCGCTGCGGTATCGGTATCGGGAGCCGAACGGGCGCGAGACGATCTACAACCAAGAGCAGATTTTCGCCTTGCGGTTCACCACGGAAGACGGCATCAAGGCGATCCCCACCTACAAACTCTTTTCCAATGTCATCGGCTTGGCCCAAGCGCTAGAGACTCACGCGGCCACATACTTCGGCAACAACGCCAGGCCGGGCGTGGTACTTGAGTCGGATAACCCGATTCCGGCGGAAGCGGCCGAGCGACTCCGCGAACAGTGGGAGCGGCTCCACCGTGGGCCGGATCGCGCCTACCGCACGGCGGTCCTGCCAAACGGCGTGAAGGCCCACGAGCTAAGCGGGTCGAACGAGGCGGCCCAGTTCCTTGAGAGCCGGGCTTTTGCTGTGGTTGAGTGCTGCCGCATTTTCCATGTGCCGCCGCATTTGATTCAGCAGCTGGACCGCTCGACCTATTCAAACATCGAAGTGCAGGGAACCGAGTTTGTGCAGCACTGTCTGCTGCCGCATCTCAAGCGTTGGGAAGCCGCGATCTCGCGTGACCTGATCGTGGACGATGAGCGGTATTTCGCCGAGCACAGCGTGAGCGGCCTACTGCGTGGCGACCACGCGAGCCGGTCTGCCTACTACGTCTCAGCCCTGCAAAACGGCTGGATGACGATCAACGAGATCCGGGAACTGGAAAACCTGAATCCCATCGGGCCTGATGGTGACCGTCACTTTGTGCAACTCAACATGACCACGCTGGACAAGATCGGCCAAGAGCCGCCAGCACCGGAGCCGATGCCCGAGCCGCCAGTCGAGGCTGAAGACACACCGGCCGATGACGCCGAAGACCAGGCCGAAGAGGAGGACACGACCGATGGAACTTGAACGCCGCTGCCTCTCCTTTGAGGAAGTGCCCGAGGCCGAGCTCACGATTGAGACGCGGGCCAACGGCACGCAGGTGCTCGTCGGGTACGCCGCCGTCTACAACCGCTTCAGCCTGCCGCTGCGGGAAGGCGGCTCCCAGTTCCGCGAGATCATCCTGCCCGGTGCGTTCGACAAGATTCTCAATCGCCAGCGTGGCAAACAGGACGTGGTCGCCCTGTTGAATCACAACAGCGACCTAATCCTGGGCCGCTCTTCGTCGGGCACGCTGGAGCTCTCAAGCGATGACAAGGGCCTGCGGTACGTCGTGACGCCGCCCGATACGCAGGTGGGACGGGATACGCTCGAGCTCGTCCGCCGTCGTGACCTGCGTGGCAGTTCGTTCGCGTTCTCCGTGGACATGAGGACCGGCGAACGCTGGACCAGTGATGAGCAAGGTGCCGTGCGGGAAATCCGCGAGGTGTCGAGTTTGGTTGACGTGTCTGTCGTGCTCACGCCTGCCTACCCTGCCAGCAGCGTAACCGTAGCCCAGCGGTCCTATGAAGCGTGGCTGGCGTCGCAGACCGAGCCCACGCCCGAGCCTGCGGCCCAGGCGGATCGTTCGCGTTCGGCCCTGCGGGGCGTCGCCGCCGCCTGGGCTGCTTCTCTGAGGCTCCGCAATGGCTGACGCCCGCTGCACGTGCGGCGAGAAGTTGCGGTGCCGTTCTTCGCGCCCATGCGGTGACGAGCGGCAGCGGTATCTACGCTGCCCGCGATGCGGTGCCCGTGGCGTGGTGTTTGTGAAAACAACAGTTTCTGAAGTGCGCTTCTGCAAGAGGGATGCCCGTTAGTGCGACCGTGAACTCCATCGGCAATACCGCCGGCGGAGATATCACACAGTGGACAACCTCAAGAAGCTGCAGGACGAGGCCGTTACCCTCGCCAACCGGATCGACGCCGTGCGGGCCATCGAAGGCGACGCGGACAAGATCGCCGAGCGTGACCTCGAACTCGAGACTCTGACGGCCGACGCCGCCAAGCTCGCCCGGAAGATCGACTTCGAGAAGTCGGTTGCCGAGTCGGCGAAGAATCTCCGCAGCGTGGTGGATCGCTGCTCGCCGGCCCCCGAGGCCACCGAGGAGCGGAGCGAGAAGGTCCGCGTCGAGGCGGTCCCGTTCTCGGGTCGGCTCCGTGCGTTTGAAAACGCCAAGGACGCCTACTCGGTGGGCATGTGGTTCAAGGCCAAGAGCGGCGATGTCGACGCGAAGCGGTGGTGCCAAGACCACGGCGTCGAGTCTCGCGCTCAGGGCTCGACCGGTTCTACGACCGGTGCGGCCTTCGTGCCCGACGTTCTCTCCTCGACCGTCATCCGGCTCGTGGACCAGTACTCGGCCTTCGCTCAGAACGCCACCAACGTGGTGATGCCGAGCGACGTGCTGCTGTTCCCGCGTCGGACTGCCGGCGCTACGGCGTACTGGATCAACGAGAACGCTGCCATTACCGCCAGCGACCCGACCTCGAACCAGGTCACGCTGACGGCGAAGAAGGTCACGGGTGCGGTGACGATTGCGAGCGAGCTCCTGCAGGACTCCATCGTGTCGATCGCCGACTGGATCGCTGCCGAGCTCGCCCTGACGCTCAGCAACGCCGTGGAAGAGGCTGCGTGGAGCGGCAACCCCAGCA